CTGGGAAGCTGGCAAGACGTCGAAGATGCCCCAAAGGCCTGGACAACGACTAGTGATATTATCTTAAACCATGCGAGAGTCAAATATCGTTTAGTGTATTATCCGCCTCTTGAGAGTTCATTAGCCGACGGCCACGTGAGCGTAGGAGATCCCAACTACACCCCGACTACACATAAGTTTAATACTTTGCAGGCCCTACTTCGGAAACAAGTACAGGGACAGATCGATCACCTGGTAGCCAAACAGGCTTCGACCTCAGCGCCGACCGATCTTGACATTGGTGAATATGAAAACCAGGTATGGGAAGGCCTTCTGGCGGAGTCTATAAACAACGACGAGGCCTTTATACCGCTCAGTTTGTCTCGTACTGAATCAGAAGTAGTTGGCGCCGAGGAGGGTATCGGAACGCCATGGGCGCCTCTGTGGACGGAGCTGGATACGGATTACGCCCAAGAACATTGGTTCTACGTCAATGGTTGCGACCGGGTCGCGCGCGGGGAATTAACGGCCGCGAACTGGGTGAACGAAGATGGCCAGGTCTGCGCCGACTCGATGTGGGTCAGCGATGTTGCCTGCTTCGACCTCGCAGAAATTCCCGATCAGCGCATCGGCGCATGCGTAGAGCAGTTTCCTCCCGAGACCGAGCCATTCGATCCTGATCAGCCCGATGTAGATATGGTATGGTCCTGGTTGCCCGACTCGAAATGTCGTGATCTCCTGTCCCGCGACGAGTGGAAGTCCCAGATCCACCCCGACGCCATCGGCAATCGTCATGAAATAGATTACACCGTGCACGGCGGCGACGACGACGGCGAACAGCGTACTTGGACTACAGATCGGTATAATGTATGTGGCGAATGGGAAATGTTGCCGCTAGCAGACTTTCTATCGACGGAGGTCACGCTTGCACAGGAGTCTGAATATATAACCACCGCAATTCCAATAATGGAGCTCGACGGCCAGCACCTAGGAGACCTTGGTTTTGCAAACTGGGCTAGCGTTGGTGCTGCGGGCTACATTACCGGCAAAGAAAGTGATTTATCATTAGCGCTGCCTCCCCACATGGACATTAAAAACTCGCCCGATTATTCTAAGTTTGAATACTTCTTTTCAAAGATTATAAATAAAGACGCGCCCTTCCTGGCTGTGCTGATGAATAATTTCTGTCAAACAGAGGATAAGTTTTCTACCAAAATGAATGAACAATTTTCTGATACTTTAATGGGGGCTGCTGGGCTATTTATGACCACCCTAGAGATAGGAGCTAGAGAATCTGGGATTGCTCCGGATCGAGTAGTTGGTCTCCCGGGCATTCAAGATGGCGGCGGCCCGCCGTACATTAACGTGAATAGTTTTATTCTAAAAGCTTTGCGCGAGATGCCTCTGCATATTTTGAAAGGACTATGTGAAATGTTTGATCCGCACGTAATTATAACGAAAATAATCAAAGATATTTCGGGACAAGTTATAAATCAATCTATTGATGCTATGGAGATGGGAATTAGTATAGCCGAGGAGACTTCTCCGGAACCCATACAAAGCATTCTCAAGGCACTGGAAGTAAATCCTGAAGCATTTGTAAAGTTTGCTTTTTGCCAACTAAACCAAGCAATGAGACCTCACTCTAACATGCCATCAGAATGCCGCGGCGGATCCGATACCCCAGATCCTTTTAGCGAAATGAGTCCATTTCCCACTTTTACTCTTAAAGGGGTTAATTTTACCGGTACAATTCCTGGCATATTTATGATGCCTCCGGGGCCGTTCGGTATTGTATACCTCATACTTCGATTCCTTCTTGAGGCAATCAGCATGGATCCACCAAACGAGAGGGCCCCAGATAATTCTTCTTGTTAATATTAGAACAAAGCAAATAGAATTCTATTTATTTTTAGAAGAAGGAGTGTGATTATATATGCCTAGCAACAATGAGGGATTGTCGGTGGCTCTTCCTTTAACAATAGATCCGACTTTTGGGCCTTATGGTTTAAACACCACATATGAAGATTTGGCTGTACAAAATCTTAAAATGCTTTTGCTTACGAATCCCGGAGAGAGGATAATGCATCCAACTTTTGGGGTCGGGTTGCGTTCTTATTTATTCGAACAAAACTCGTCTCTCGTTTTCAACGACATTGAAAAAGATATTAAAAATCAGTCCGCGCGGTATCTCCCGTACATAGGAATAGATCGAATCCATTTTTCTACTTCTGAGACTATTAGCAATATGGATCCTAACTTTATGGGAATAACAGTGTTTTTTACGATTTTACCCCTTCAGGTATCGACATTTTTGCAAATAAGTGCTGACGAAGGCTAATTAAATATGCCAATTGGAAATTCAATAAATGCCTAAAAAACTACAACCCATTAAGTACACCAGTCGCGACTTTGATACTATCCGTACAGATTTAGAAAACTACGCAAAAAGATACTATCCCAATACTTATAAAGATTTTAATGAAGCCAGTTTTGGCTCTCTAATGCTCGATACTGTTGCCTACATGGGCGACATATTGTCGTTTTATTTGGATTACCAAACAAACGAGAGTTTTCTAGATAGCGCCGTAGAATACAACAACGTAGTTCGTTTAGCGCGTCAAATGGGATTTAAACTTAGTAGCAGCCCATCTTCATTTGGTGTCCTTACTTTTTATATAGAGATTCCGGCAACCACCGGCGGCGGAGGCTCACCTGATATTGATTATGCTCCGGTTTTGAAGTCGGGATCCCAGTTTACCTCAATAGGGGGAGGCTCTTATACTTTAATAGAGGATGTTGATTTTTCCAAGGCGTCTAATCTGGTAGTCGCTGGCGTGGTTAATAGTTCTACGGGTCAACCAACGACTTACATTGTTCGCTCTCAAGGTCGAGTAGTGTCTGGTAGACTGAATGTTGAAACGAAGACCATAGGAGAATTTCAAAGATTTTTGCGCATTCCCCTGGCAACCAATACGGTGGCTGAAGTTTTGTCCGTAACAGATTCGGAAGGGCATGTATATTATGAAGTCGACAATCTTTCACAAAATATAATTTACAAAGCTATTCAAAACAACAGTAACGATAGGGGCTTGACACCGTCTATCTTGAAGGCCGTTCCGGTTGCTCGCCGATTTGTTTTAGAATATAACGGAGAAGAGGTTTATTTGCAGTTCGGATACGGGTCAGATTCAGAGCTTCTTTCTGAATCGGTCATTAATCCGTCTGATGTTATTATGGATTTATATGGAAGGGATTATATAACAGATAGAGAGTTTGATCCCACTAAATTAATCAGCACCGATAAATTCGGAATTGCCCCCGCTAACACTACTTTGACGATTGCTTATCGGATAAATACCACAAGAGATGTTAATGCCGCCGTCGACACCATTACCGATATCGGCACCACAAATTTTAAGTTTAGCGGCGCTGGTAGTCTAGATGCCGAAACCCGCGGTACTGTAAGAAACTCTTTGGAGCTTACTAACGAGTTGCCAGTGGTGGGAGATATATCATTACCTTCTTCAGAGGAGATTCGTCAACGTGTAATATCGTATTTCGCCGCGCAGCATCGAGCGGTTACGTTAGAGGATTATCAGGCAATGATTTATTCGATGCCGGCTAAGTTTGGGTCTATTAAACGCTGCGCTGTAACGCGTGATTTTAGCGAGTTCAAGCGTAATTTGAATATACATATAATTTCGGAGGATCCGGAAACAGATAAACTAATCGTATCGAACGCTACGCTTAGAAATAACTTAAAAACTTGGTTGGCGCAATATAAAATGATCAACGACACAATAGATGTCTTTAATGCAAGAATAATAAATTTTGGCGTGGAGTATATTATAGTAACAGATTATGAAACAAATCGCTATACCGCTTTGAATAAAGCCACTTCTGCTTTAAAAGATTTATTTAACGATCCAAAAGATATTGGAGAGCCGATTTATATAACGGATATTTATAGAAAACTCCAAGAAGTGCCAGGCATAGTTGATGTGATGTCGGTTGAAATTGTGGAAAAATCAGGAGGAGTTCACTCTCCTATGGCATATAACTTTTATGATGCAATGTCGGCCGATGGCCGCCAGATTAGCGCCGATGGAGATGTTATTTTTGAGTTAAAATATCCGGATATCGACATTAAAGGATCCGTTAGATAATGGCCATTAAAAGATATGTTGCTGATGCCGACAACACGATAACGAACGCATTTGAATCCGATCTGGTTACTCGCGGCTCCGGCTCCAATATGGGCGCTGCCGATAGCCTGGAGGTTTTTTCTCTATATGGACAGGTTTCGGCTTCTTCCGGGCTAACCAGCGAACTCTCACGAATATTAATTAAGTTTCCAATAAGCACCATTATAACGGATCGAGCCGCATTGACTATTCCGGCTAGTGGTTCTGTTAGTTTTTATCTTAAAATGTATAATGCCGAGCACCCATTTACGTTGGCTCGCGATTTTAAGTTGGTTGTATCTCCCGTATCTTCTTCGTGGGAAGAGGGGTTTGGTCTCGATATGGAACAGTATAAAGACGTTACCTACGATGGGACAGGCTCCAACTGGATTAACGCTAGCGGTTCTAGCTCGGCAGGAATCGGGACTTGGGCCTCGGAGGGTGGAGATTATTTAACAACTCCGAATGTGGTGGCGCCTTTCCCGCTTGGATGGGAAGATATAGAAATTGATATATCTACGATTGTAGAAAACTGGATTACAGGTCTTTCTGGCGGAAAATATGATAACTATGGGTTAGGAATTCGACTGACTTCTAGCCAGGAAACAGCTACGCAACCTTATTATACAAAGAAATTCCATGCCCGGTCAACAGAGTTTTTCTTTAGACGACCGGTAATAGAGGCTCGCTGGGATTCACGAACCAAGGACGGCCGCGGCAATTTTTACTATAGCAGTTCCGTAGCCCCCGCTGCTGACAATCTCAATACTTTATATTATTATAACTATGTTCGTGGAACTTTGGTTGATATACCCTCGGTGGCGCAAGGAAAAATATTAGTGAGCCTCTATTCGGGCTCTAGTTCCCCGGCCGGCGCCAAGTTATTGCTACCGGCTGGCGGCGGCGTGGTCACCGCGAATCACACAAACGTTACAGGCGGCTGGGTATCAACTGGAATATATTCCGCTTCTATGGCCGTAACAGCGGCCGCAACGCCTTTGACAAAGTTTTTTGATGTGTGGCACAGCGGCTCAACCGAATACGTTACTAGTTCTATAGCCCCCTTGTCTTTGACTGCTTATAATAACGCGCCGACCTTTAAACACGTTACGACAATCACAAATTTGAAATCAGAATATTCTCGACAAGAGGATGCTAGGTTAAGACTTTTTGTAAGGCAGAAAAACTGGAATCCCAACATTTATAATGTGGCGACCAGCACGGTGCCAAATGAAATAATTGTAAGTGCATCATATAAGATAGTAAGAATGACGGACGATTTGGATGTAATACCATATGGAACTGGCAGCGATAACCACACTTATTTATCTTATGATGTGTCGGGCAACTATTTCGATTTAGATGTGAAACTGTTAGAAGCCGGCTATGCATATGGCGTTAAGCTTGGTTATTATAATCCCTCGATCAAATCTTGGGTCGAGCAGCCGGAGACATTTAAGTTTAGAGTAGAAGAGTAATGACACTACGAAGATATTTTAAGAAAGCGCAGGAGCTTAAAAGTCTCTCTAATGTAACGGCTGAAGAAGTCGCCTTGGAGGTGGAATCAGTTGGGTTTCACGACCAAGATGTCATTAAAGATGAGCGCTTTATTCCGCAGATAGACTTTTCTGATCCTGCCAATTTTGCTAGATATGGTTCTGCTGAAGAGTATTACGATCAAACCATAAAAAGAATATACAATACTTATCCTTACGACGGCTCCCTCAAAGAAAAGTTGGAGTGGGAAAATGAATCTTCTTATATAGATCTCTATATTTTTGACAACAAGTACCCGCGCACGACTGGCTATGCTATATTCTCGGCCGACGGGTGGGGAAGTCAGACTAGTATTAAGGAGGGCTATGGCTTACCGGCATCGAAAGAATATATTTATTTTAAAGGTGGCCCGAATACCAATCCTGATGGAATGTCGCCTTACTCCATCCAGTTTACGGGCTCAAACTACTATGAGACCGGAAGCAATCGCGAATCTAACTTAAAGTTTGATTTAACCAATGGCGTTTCGATAGAATTTTGGCTGAAGAAGGATGGCTGGGCCGTAGACAGTACCGAAAAAGAAGTAATATTTGATCTTTGGAACTCTGGGAGCGCAGCCAGTTCTGGTTATGGTCGGCTGAGGCTTGAGTTGACTAGCGGAGTCGACGGCGCAGATCCCTTTAGATTAACGGTCGTGTCCAGCTCAGCACCCGCCCTCGTTTTAGGTAGTAAGGGTTTTAGTTTCGAGTCTATAGCAGCGAGTACAATAACTACGGCTTCGGTAGCCGACGGAAATTGGCACCACTATGCAGTTACTCTTAAGTCCGCCTCTGCCGGCGTTACGACAAGATTTTATATTGATGGCAACCTAAACAAGGAAAGCAACCTGGGCACCGTTGGGATTAATGCTGTTACCGGGGCGATGCAGGCTTATATCGGGGCACTCATAACGTCTCCCAGTGGCTCATCTGTCGAAGCGAAAGCTGGAAAACTAGCCGGCTCCATAGACGAGTTCCGTTATTGGAAGACTCAAAGATCCTCCAAAGACATTGGAAAATATTGGTTTACGCAAGTCGGCGGAGGCACCAATAGTGATCCTAAGCCTGGCATTACAGCAACGAACCTCATTAATACTGATTTGGGAGTCTATTACAAATTCAACGAAGGCATTACTGGTGTTACTGCAACCGACAATGCCGTACTGGATTATTCCGGTCGCGTAACCAATGGAACGTGGACAGGATATTCCTCAAACTCTAGGAATACCGGGTCTGCAATGGTTAGTGCTTCCGCGGCCACAAAAGAGTTCGAAGATCCGATTATTTATTCGACCCATCCTTTGGTGACTTCTTTACAGAATGAACTTGCCGGGTCGGGATCGTGGCATGATACCAACAACAATGCATCTCTTTATGGAGCGATGCCTGGCTGGATTACTGAAGAAGACGAACTAGGAACCAAAGATCTCAAATATTTAACTCAAATTATGGGTAGCTAT